TGCTGCGATTGTGGCTGGTGGGCTGGCTGCTGGTGCCGGGCGGTGCGGTGTGGGCGCAGAGTCAGGCGTTCACGCGCCAGCCGGAAGATATTACGGTTCCGTCGGGTTGCCGCGTCGTGTTTGATGCGCGTCTGGCAGACAGTTCTCAATACACGACATTTCAATGGTATCTCGGCGGCGAGGCGATTGCTGGAGCTACCCGCACACGATACATCTTCCACCCAAAAGACATCACCGCTGAACCTGCCACCTACTTTGCGGTTGTCACTGGCGATTTCGGCAGCATCACGAGTCGCATCGCCTCGATTTCCGTAGGGCCGCCAGTGGATTGTCTAAAGCAGGCACCACCCAAACTCCGCATTGGCCGCAAGCCGGTCGAACTCATGGTCAAAGCCGAACGGTTCATGCCGTTGGTGATGTGGAACCAGTTTATCCCGCTCATCCAACCGGCCATTGGCGTGACTGACTTTGAAACCGTGCGCACTTTCGGCTTTCCGAACAATCCGTGGGTTGCCCGCGACCGCTTCACATGGGAACAGGCCCAAACCGCTGAATGGCCGTCCTCGTATTTATTCAAGGATTGTCTCGGCATAACCAGCATGGTGATGGGGTATTATTCCAGCAACGCGCCGGTGTGGTGGAGCCGGTTTAGCCTTGGCTATGGCTTCTCCAACGGCGTGTACCAATCGCGGTGCGTGCTGATTTCGCCCCGGTTTGTCATGTCCAATGGGAACCACGCCAACATCCCGAAGTATATCGGCCCGCAACAAATCCGATACGAGTTCATTGACACCAACGGAATTGTGCCGATAGATTCGCCATACACGAACGCGGTGTTCCAGCACGGCACCAACTTCTATCGCTCGTGGTTTTTCCCGACCAACGCCTATCATTATCACCGCTATATCGGCACCAACAATGACGTGCATTTCCGAACCTGCATCGCCATTCTGGACTACGGAACCTACAATCCAACCACAAATCGCCTGAACATTCAGTACGATTGGCCACTGACCAACGTTGACCCCAAGTATCAATTTTGCCTCGGGCTGCTGGACGCAGATCTGCCGCCGTCCGTGGTGCCATGCCAGTTGATGCCACCAGATTTCTACCGCTACATGGAATCAGAGGAAAAGAAATATCTTCTGCCCAGAATCACCACTGACCAACGCAACTGGACGCATTTTTACATCCCGCCGTTTCTAGCGGGGAAGTTGCATTATCAACTCGGGGCTGATTGGCCCGGACATCCAGGTGGAAATAGCGGGTCGCCATCGTTTTACTTGTTGGACGGCAAGTGCATCCGCAGTAATTGTGAAATGGACGAGGGCGAGATTGAACTGCTGAAAGCCGCCATGAAACATCTATGGACAACGGTGGCCGGGTTGCCGGAGGAAACATGCCAGATGCCGACATTCGTTGACCTGAGCCGCTTCGATAATTTGCAATGACCCCTTGTACCCTGGCTGACCGGATTGTGTTGTGGCTGCTGGCGGCCCTGCTGGCGATGCTGTGCTTCGTCGCGCTCAATGCGTTCGGGGCGGACGCGCCGCCGGTGCCGAAGACTATGCCGCTGCCGAATCCGCCGCGCATCTACTACTTCATCGCGCAGCAAACGGATGCCGAGGGTAAATCCAGCGAGTGGTCAAAGGAGTATTTGTGGACAAACTTTACCAAGGCCAGGGTGGTTCAGTTCGAGTTGGAACCCGGCATGGCTGAATACCCTATCTCGAACTATTCCGTGGCGTTCGGGAAAGCCTCCCGCGTTTATATCGCCACCAACCACTATGGAACTAACCTGATTGGCCCGATTCGACTTGCCAAGGAACCGCTGACCAACCGGGTGTTTGTTGTGTCGTCAACGTCCACCGGCATGTATCACGCCGCCACCATCAAAGGGCCGTGGACATACACGCCGGAAACGAACGCCGTCCACCTGAACCCACGCTCCGGCAATCGTTTCTACAAGCCCGTTCTTGGCGGGGCGTTGGCATGGAAGGAGGTCTGGTTTTGAACGCGACAACCTGCCCGAACTGCGGAGGCCCCATCACCATTTACACCACACACGAGCATTATCGGGCCGTGAGCGGGGAAGTCCGCACTTACCCGAAGTATCATTATCGTTGCAAGCCGTGCTTCAACGCCACGCGCCGTGAGTGGAGCCGCCGGTTTAACGAGCAGCGAAAGAACAAGGACTATTACATTCGGGACTTGCTATGCTTGCGAAAGCAGGCACAATTCGAGGTGCGGCCACCGTCGTTCTGGCCGCAATGGCTCGTGGAACTGAAACGCAAACATCTGGAACTGCAACGGATGCTCAACTGATGCCTGCCATTGACCAATTCCTG